CACTAGCTGCAAACTGTGATGTTCAATTTGATCCAATTAAAAACAGAGGTGCAGTATGATAACAGAACCACGTTGGAGATCATTTATAGTAGAAACTACAACACCTATTTTTACACCTTTACAATGTAAAATGATTATTGAAGCTGGAAGAGAAGAACCTAAACAAGATGCACAAGTTGGAAGTAATAAAGGAATTAAAGGAGGAGTAATAGATACTAAAACTAGAACTTCACATATTAGTTGGATTCCATTTAAGAAAATGAATGACATGTACAAAGACATTGAGCGTATAATGAAAACTACAAATGGTAATCATTTTGGTTTTGATGGAATGACATTAACAGAGATGGCACAATATACCGAGTACCCTGAAGGTGGTTTTTATGATTGGCATGTTGATAATGATGTGAACATGGCCCACGAACCTCCTGTTAGAAAAATATCCATGACTTGTTTATTGTCCCCTGAATCAGAGTTTGAAGGAGGGGATTTAGAACTTATGTCAGAAGGTAAGATTGCAAAACTTAAACAAGGTCATGCAGTATTCTTTGCATCATTTATAAGACATAGAGTAACCCCTGTTATACGTGGGCATAGAAAATCTTTAGTCATGTGGTTTGGAGGAACACCTTTTAAATGATTAGAGAATTACATTTTCCAACACCAATTTATATTTTTGATCACAATGATCCATCTTTAAATGTTCAATTAGAGAAAGATATATTAAACTGGAGGGATCAAGATAAAGGTGTAACTAGAACTAATGTTAAAGGTTGGCATTCAACAACTGATATGCACACAAAACCAGAATTTGCAAGATTAACAAAAGCCTTACATGAAGCACAGTTAAAAATATATGAAGAAGAACATTTAGATAGTGAACCTTTTTTAGGAAATATGTGGGCCAATATAAATCCCCCAGGTGGAATGAATAGAGCTCATATGCACCCCAATTGTTTGTGGTCTGGTGTCTATTATGTAAAAGCTCCTAAAAATTCTGGACATTTAAAAATAGATGATCCTAGAGCAGCAGCTTCTATGTGTAGACCTAAAATGAGAGAAAGATATAATCACCCTGATACAGCACCTACAAGACTTTGGAGAGAACATCATTATGAACCTATTGCTGGAAGATGTATTATGTTTCCTGCTTGGTTAGTACACTGTGTTGATCCTAACGAATCTAATGATATAAGAATATCAGTGTCATTTAATTTTTTACAAAAGACAATGTTCGTATGATGATACATAAAGACCAAATTGTATTCAGAGAAAAACATCTTCAAACAGAAGAAGGTAGAATGCGTCAAACAAGAAATCAAAGATGGAAAAAATTAAAAATAGATATAGAAAAAAATGGTATAATTAATCCTTTAATTTGTACTGAAAAAGATGGTAAGTATAGACTTTGTATGGGTATGAGAAGATTTATTGCAGGTTGTTTATTAGGCATAGAAAATTATAAAATAGAAATAGTTCCTGATGAAGAAGTAGATACTCTTATAAATGCCACAAGTAAGTATCAAAAAAAACATGAAGATGGAACAGATATATCACTATGACATTTGAAAATAATAAATATCAAGTAATCAAGAACGCTTTATCTTATGAGCTAGCTAATTTTATCTTTAATTATTTTTTACTTAAAAGAGATGCCGTTAAATTTATGTATGAAAATAATATACATTCACAGTCCCCTATACTTGGAACTTGGACCGATGAACAAATACCTAACACTTATTCTTGTTATGCTGATTTTGTAATGGAAACCTTACTTGTTAAGATGTTACCTGTTATGAAACAACATTCAGGATTAGATTTAATTCCAACCTATTCATACTCTAGAGCTTATAAAAAAGGAGATACTTTACATAGACACAAAGATAGACCAAGCTGTGAAATATCTTGTACCCTTAATTTAGGGGGAGATCCTTGGCCTATATTTATAGATGGAACTGGTGCAGATAACGTTATGAATGAAAGGCAAAATTTAGTTAAACCAGGTGCTCCAGCAGGCACAAAAGTCTTGCTTGATGTTGGAGATATGTTAGTCTACTCTGGTTGTGAACTAGAACATTGGAGAGAACCTTTTGAAGGAACTACTTGTGGTCAAGTATTTCTTCATTATAACCATGTGAATGGTCCTTTTGCACAAAAAAATGTGTATGATGGAAAGCCTATGTTAGGCCTACCCGCATTTATAAAATAATTAATTTATTCTTATAAGCCACTAATTTTAATCTTTTTATATTATAAATAGTAGATAATAAAGGAAATTATGGCAACACCCTCAAGTAGAGAACAACTAAAACAATACGCTTTAAGAGCACTTGGAAAACCGGTCATAGAAATCAACGCTGATGATGACCAGTTGGAAGATAGAATTGATGAAGCGCTTCAATATTTTTCTCAATATCACTATGATGGTATTCGTAGAACATATCTAAAGTATCAATACACACAAGACGACTACGATAGAATAAACGCCAATACCTCAGAATCAGTTACTAAAAACTCAGTTACTACTGCTTGGCAAGAAGGTAATGGATTTATAGTAGTTCCTGAAAGTGTTATTTCAGTAATTAACATTTTTCCATATTCTAATAAAGGTAGTCAAAATCTATTTGACGTAAGATACCAATTAAGATTAAATGACCTATATGACTTTTCTTCAACATCTGTTGTTAACTATGATGTGGTGATGAGGCATTTAGATTTTTTAGATCATATTCTAGTAGGAGAAAAACCTTTAAGATTTAATCAACACGATAACAGACTATACATTGACCAAGATTGGAAGAATGATTTGGTGGTTGGTGAGTTTCTTGTTATTGAAGCATATCGTAAATTAGATCCAGATGTTTATACAGATGTCTATAATGACATGATACTAAAAAGATATGTGACTGCTTTGTTTAAAAAACAGTGGGGCGCAAATTTATCAAAGTTTAATGGGGTAACCATGATTGGTGGTGTTACATTAAATGGTCAACAGATATTTTCAGAAGCACTACAAGATATACAAAAAATAGAAGAAGAAATTAGAAACTCATTTGAGATGTCACAACCCCTTATGATAGGATAATGTCATGGCAGTCAATCATTATTTTTCAAACGGTAACGGCATTGGCAATACAAATGAAAAAAGATTGCATGAAGACCTAATCATTGAAGGTCTAAAAATTTACGGACACGACTGTTATTATTTACCAAGAACATTAGTTAATCGAGATTTAATTTTAGGAGAAGACACTCTTTCTAAATTTGATGATTCATATTTAATAGAAGCTTATATGGAAACAACTGAAGGCTTCGCTGGTGAACAAGAAATCATAAATAAATTCGGGCTGGAAATTAGAGAAGATACAACATTTATGCTATCTAAAAGAAGATGGCAAGATCAAGTTGATTCAGCTCATACAATGATTGTAGAAGGAAGACCAAATGAAGGAGATATAATTTACTTCCCTTTAATGGATAGTTTCTTTGAGATACAATTCATACAAGATCAAGAGCCCTTCTTTCAATTAGGAAATCTACCTGTCTATAAATTAAAATGTACTCGTTGGGAATACTCAAATGAAAGATTGAATACAGGTAATGATGTTATTGATAGCGCTGAAACTCAATACTCCTTAGATCAAGGCCTATACCAAACTTCAATAGAAAGTGGTACATTTGGTGCGATACTAGGAAGTCCGGTGGTGACAGGCGATGTGGTGACTTCTATTCCAGTTGTTTCTGGTGGAGAAGGATACGTAACAGCACCAACAATAACTATATCAGCGCCAACGGTTGCTTCAGTTAACGCAACAATAACAGCAAGTTTATCTGGCAATACATTAAATACATTAGCAATTACAAACGCTGGTCGTGGTTATGGATCAACACCAACTGTTACAATTGTTTATGTGGCAACAGATTCGACTACTAAAACAAATACAGATGCTTCTCCTACATTGACAACTGGTCAATTAACTTCAGTTACAACACCAACTATTACAGATATTCTTTCAATTACAAGTGCAACAGTATCAAGTCCAGGTGGCGCAGTTACAGCGGCGGCAACTGCAGTATTAACAGATGGAGTAGTGACAAGCAACAATATTACCGTAGATGGTTCAAGTTATCTTGGATTATCTCCAACAGTTACAATATCAGAAAACACAGAAGCAACAGGTTCATTATTATTAGAAAATGATAGTGTTGATGGAGAGTCTAATTACTTTATTAATGAAGATTACGCTATACAAACACAGTCACCATATGCTGATAATTTAGATTTAGATTCAGCAGCTGGTTTTGATACAGCTTCAACAGCAGATGATATTTTAGATTTCGAAGAACGTAATCCTTTTGGCGATCCTGATGGAGGTAGTTTCTAATGTTTGGTCGATATTTTTATAATGAATCGATGCGCAGAATGACAGTGGCGTTTGGTCAACTGTTTAATAAAATACAAATTAAACATAAAGATGCATCTGGAACTACAATACAATCTATTGCAGTACCACTAGCGTATGCACCCAAAGAAAAGTTTTTAACAAGATTGGATCAACAACCAGATTTAGACAAAAGAGAATTTGCGGTTACACTTCCTAGAATGAGTTTTGAAATATCAGGTATTTCTTATGATAGTTCTCGTAAGTTAACAAGAATACAAAAATACAAGACTGTTAAAACTGATAAAGAGGGTAAGGTAATGAATTATAATTACACACCTGTTCCTTATAATATATCTTACACACTAAACATATTTACAGCAACTGCTGAAAGTGGTCTACAAATTGTAGAACAAATATTACCATTCTTTCAACCTGATTACACAGTCACCGTTGTTGCAGTACCAGAACTAGATATAAAAAGAGATGTACCTATTATTCTCAATGATGTTAATTATGAAGACAGTTACAGTGGTGATTACACAAGTCGTAGAGCTGTAATATATACATTAAACTTTACTGCAAAAACATATCTATTCGGACCAGCGAATACTCAAAAAGTCATTAAAGAAGTACAATCCGATTTATATACAGATACACCAGAAGCAACAAGAGAAGAAAGAATAGTTATTACACCAAATCCTACTAGCGCAGACGCTGATGATGATTTTGGATTTACAACAACAATAACATCATATTCAGACGGTAAAAATTATAATCCATCAACGGATACAGACGAATAAATAGTATTATATTATGACAAAATTGGAAGACAAAGTAAATGAAATATTAGGGATCAGTGAACCTGAACCTAAAAAAGAAATAGTCAAACAAGACTTTAAACCTGTAGTTCCACGAAAAGAAGAAACTGATAAAGCTGATGTAGATAACGACTACAAGTACAGCAGAGAAAATTATTACAATCTAATTGAAAGAGGCCAAGAAGCAATAGAAGGTATACTTGATATTGCTAGAGAAGGTCAAGCTCCCAGAGCGTACGAAGTTGCTGGCGCTTTAATTAAAAACGTTGCAGACACCGTAGATAAATTACAAGACTTGCAAAAGAAACTAAAAGATTTAAAAGAATTACCAAAAACAGCAAATGCTAATATTAAAAACGCATTGTTTATAGGATCAACAGCTGAATTACAAAAGATGTTAAAAAAAGATGAAGATACTAAAGTCAAAGACATCACACCCAAAAAAGATAATACTGAAGATAAGTGATTTAAGTTATAATCATTATTACGAAAAGTATAATCCTAAACTCACAGATGGTGTTGAAGATATAAAAAACATTATGAATAATCCAATAGAAATTATCAAACATACAATATCAGAAACTCCTAGATATGGAGCTGGTGGTAAAATA